CTAGTTGGCACGTTTCTTGGCACGGCCGGCGGGCGGGTCACCGAGTGCCGCCCGAACCGCATCCCACTGCGTGGGCGCCAGGTGCGCGTAGCGCTCCGTCGTCTTCACGGACTCGTGCCCCAGAAGGTTCTTCAGTTCGTAGATCGAGACGCCGTCCTGCACCAGCCATGAGGCGTAGGTGTGCCTGAGATCGTGGATACGTGCGGGGGCGATGGGCTCCTGGCCACGCTTCGTGCGGACGACACTCGCGAGTGCGAACGCGTCGTTCCATCGTGACCGTAGATGCTTCTCCCCCAGCGGCCCGTGGCCGCGGCGGGCCGGCAGCACTAGCCCGGACCGCGCGCGCACCTCTCGGTGGTACTCGACGTCCGGCGGCGATCCGGGACCTCGACCGCGCAGCTCCTTCTCGAGCAACTCCGCGAGGGAGCGGGATATCGGGACCGTCCGTTGCTGCCACGACTTCGGGGGCTTCATGGATCCGCCGACCGGATCCCATGACCGCGCGACGTGAATCGTTCGGCGCGACAGGTCGACGGATTCCCAGTGCAATCCGAGAGCCTCCCCGAGACGCAGCCCTGTTCCGACGAGCAGCTCGACAACGAGCCGATCGGCGTCGTCGAGTACCCCGGCCAGGTCAGCGACTTCATCGCGAGTGAGGTATCGATCGACGTTCTTGCCACCCTTCGGGAGCTTCACCCCCTTGGCCGGGTTCGACGGGATCATGCGCGCGAACTCGGCAGCGCGGAGCGATGACGAGAGCAGGTGGAAGCACTTCTGAACCGATGATGCGGACAGCCCTGCGTCCTCGAGTTCGCGGAGCCACACCTGGATGCCGTGCCCCGTGATCTTATTCAGCTTGACGTCGCCCCACTTCGGGTCCACATGCTTTGCGAGTCGGCCACGATCGCGTCCTGCGGTGCCGGCTGCGACTCGCCTGCCGGCTTCCCAGTGTGGCTTCCACTCGCCCCATGTCATCCGGGCCGCCTCGGCACTCGTGGGCTCGATGCGCTCGGAATCCTCGGCGGCCTGCGCCTTGCCGAGTGCCATCTTCTGGTTGGGCCAGCTGCCGGCGGATCGGTGACGGCCAGCGCTGTCGACGTAGCGCGCCTGCCACTTGCCGGATGGGAGTTGTCTCACCGATGCCACGTCGTCCCCCTGTCTACTACGGCGCGTCGTTTGCTAGATGCTGGCGGTTGGTCTGGTTTCCCTTTATCATTCGAATACTTGTTCGAACGGGGAGGATCTACATGGCAGTACCGGACATTGACGAAGTCGTCACCGAGGCGAACACGCTCCGCGTCCGCGCGTCAGCTCTCCTCGGCACCCTGCGCCGACTGGGCTGCGTCGAGCAGCACGCCGGGGTCGACGTCCAGGACCTTGCAGATCGCGAATAGCTGAACGACGTCGACAGTCCTCTTCCCCGACTCGAGACGAACGATCGTTGTGTGCGAGATTCCGGACTGGTCCGCCAGCTCGTTCTGTGTAATACCCCGGCGCGCACGTGCGGCGCGTATCTCATTGCCGATGGCGTTACGAATGGCATCGCGGGTCGTATCCGTGTCCATGCGTTACAACATATGTCCATATGGACACAAGGGCAATCCCTTTGGGCGAACCTACGTCCCGTTCGGGCAAACGATACGCTTGTGATTTACCCTTGCAATTTGCCCGTTTGGGCAATAGAGTTGTCCGTATGGACAAGCTCAGCACCCGGATAGCGGAAGCAGTCCAAGCCGCTATCGATCAGGCCGGGGAGAACCTCCACTCGGTCGCGGTCAAGACCGGGATCCCAAGGACCACTCTAGGACACCGACTCAAGGCCACTCGACCTTTCGACGTCGACCAACTCGCCCTCATCGCCAACGCGCTCAATCGAGAAGTCAGCGAGTTCCTGCCCGAACGGGACGTGGGTTCGAAATGACCAGCGGCAGCCCGTGGATGACAGTCAAGGAGGCAGGCGAGTACATGCGCCGCCACCCGCAGACCGTCCTGCACCTTCTCCACACCGAGCAGCTCGTCGGATTCCAGGCCGCCGGACGAAACGGCTCCTGGCGTATTCATCGCGACGATATCGACGAGTACATGCGAAACCCTAAGGCGCGCAAGCGTCGCCGTCTGCGCACAGCGTAGACACTCCCCTGGCCGATCTAGGCCGCTCCCGCATCACATCTTCACCCCACGCTCCCACGTGGGTCGCTCTTTCACACCTTCATAGCGTGATGTTTCGCCTGGTGAGCGCGTCAGCTCATACACCTGCCACTGGCTTCAAGGTGCCGAACCCGTCGTATTCCATGCGGCGGAGGCAACTCTGACGACCGATGCCACCAGGCCATTCCCGCCTCCTCGTTCGTGAGGCGGATGAAACGAGAAGGCCGCCAGCAGGTACCAGCTGCCGGCGGCCGATGTCCAACCAAACACCCAGAAGGAGGTAGACGTGTCAGATGCTACTGCACTCGCCGCCAGTGGCGAGAGCTTCCAGTACGAGACCACGAGCGTGCGCACCGTCGACATCGACGGCCGCCGGTGGGCGGTCGCGGCCGACATCTGCCGAGTCCTCGACATCAAGGACGTTCGCCGCGCGGTGTCGAGACTCGATGAGGCTGATCGGCTTTCAACGCCGATCAGGTCCGGCAGCCAGAACCGGAACATGCTGGTCGTCTCCGAAGACGGTGCGACCGACCTCGTACTCGAGTCCCGCAAGCCCGAAGCGAAGAAGTTCCGCCGATTCCTCACCCACGAGGTGTGGCCTTCGATCCGAGATACCGGCTCCTACAGCTTGGCACCGGCACTCACCGGGCCCGAGCTGATGGCCCGGGCGCTCGTCGAAGCCAAGCAGGTGCTCGCCGCCAAGGACGCGACGATCGCCGAACTCGCACCGAAGGCCGCCTACGTCGACGAGTTCGTCGCCGACGAAGACCTGATCCAGTTCCGCACTCTCGCGAACCAGCTGCAGATCGGCGAGGCCGCGCTCCGCGAAACCCTGATCGAGCACCGCTGGATCTACCGAGTCACCGGCAGCCGCTGGTCGAACTCGAAGGGCCGCAAGGAGACGATCCACCAGTACCGGGCGTTCGCCGAGAAAAAGCCGTACTTCCGGCTGCGGCCGCTGCACAAGGCGCCGCGTGTGAACGGCGAGGTGCAGCAGACGCTGCTGCTGACCCCGGCCGGCGCCGAGGCTGTCGCTCGGAACCTGGCCCGCTGGACGGAGTCGGCGGCATGAGCAGCGTCAACGACGCGGTGGCCCGATTGCTGGCCGCTGGTGTGATCGATCAGGCCGCGGCCGACGAGATCCTCGCCGCGGATGAGGTGCAGGCCGCCGCGGCCGCACGCACCACCTAGTCCGCCGGTGGTGGCGGGCCCCCGACTGGGGTTCCTGTTCGCGGTCCCGATGGCCGCACCCGCCTGCCACCACCGGCCACCTCTTCTTTCGACGCGAGACCCCTGGATGGGTTGCCGCGCAGATGACTACACCCTGTGGAGGGTTCATGACGATCCAAGAGCTGTACGCCCGTATGGGCGTCGACTATCCGCCGACCGGCCGCGGCTGCCACCGCGACGGCATCCCCGTCTCGGTCTTCCAGGCGTTCCTGCTCGCCGAGGTGATGGCATGACCGACGCCGATCACAGCAACTTCTGGCCGGACCACATTGCGGCGCAGCAGCACGACGACGACCGAATCCTGGAGAGGGCCGACGAGTTCCGGTGCGACTGCCGGCGTCACGCGTGGACGACGCTCCTCATCTGGTGCTGCGTGATCGGAGTGGTCGCGATGTTCGCCGCGATCGGCTGGTGCGCGCCATGACCGACCCGATCGAGCGCATCCGCTACGACGACCCTGACGCCCCGAAGCTGTTCGATCCGCTCGCCGACCCGGCCGACGCCTGGGACCGGGCCCGCGACGCACGGATCGCTGACCAACTGGAGGGCCGATGATCCCCCCGTCCTGGTGGTACTGCCACCGACATCTGATGTGGCGTGAAGCCCCGTGTACCCCGGTGTGTTCGGGCCCGGACCACCGCACCGTCCGCGAGAAGCGCCTCGCTGCCGAGCGCCGGCAGGCGGTGGACGCATGAGGTTGTCCACCGCCCGCCGGAAGCTCGGCGCCCCGGTCGCCTACTCGAGCCCGGCGACTCGGGAGGTGACCGAGTTCGGCGTCATCACGAGCGTCGACGAGAAGTGGATCCACGTCCGCTACTCCGGCTCGCCCACACCGATCAAGACCCATCCCGCGAATCTGCAGTTGAGGAGAACGACTTGAGCGACATCGTCGAACAGATCGGCGTGTACGCGGACATCCCCGACAGCGTCTATCACTCCGACCGGGGCTCGCTGTCGTCGTCGGGTGCACGGAAGCTGCTGCCGCCGTCGTGCCCGGCGATCTTCCGGTACGAGCAGGACCACCCGCGCGAGTCGACGACCGCATTCGACCTCGGCCACGCCGCGCACACCCTCGTTCTCGGCTACGGCGCCGAGATCGTCGAGGTGAAGGCGGGCGCCTGGAGCACGAAGGCGGCGAAGGAGGCCCGCGAGCAGGCGTACGCCGAAGGCAAGACGCCGCTGCTGTCGAAGGAGGTTGCGCAGGTGCACGGGATGGCGGCCGCGCTGAAGGCGCATCCCCTCGCCGCAGCGTTGTTCGCTGACGGCGAGCCGGAACGGTCGATGTACTGGCGCGACGACGAGACCGGCGTGATGCTGCGGATGCGTCCGGACTGGCTCCCGAACCAGTCGACCGGCCGGCTGATCGTCACCGACTACAAGACGAGCGTCGACTCGAATCCGGACGTGTTCGGGAAGTCCGCGGCGAACTTCTGCTACCACCAGCAGGCCGCCTGGTACCTCGAAGGCCTCGCAGCGCTGGGGATCTCGAACGATGCCGCGTTCGTGTTCGTCGTCCAGTCGAAGACCCCGCCGTACCTGGTGTCCGTCGTCGAGCTGCACCACGACGCGCTGATGCTCGGCCGCCGACTCAACCGCCGCGCGATCGACATCTACGCCGACTGTCACGCCAACAACCACTGGCCCGGATGGGGCGACGACGTCGCCCTCGTCGACCTTCCGAACTGGGCCTACATGAAGCAAGAGGAGATCCTGAATGTCTAACGTCACCCGCTACCAGCCGCTCGCCCACCCCGCCGCGCCCCGCACCACTGTCAGCCAGGCCACCGCGATCGAGCAGTCCCGCGCCGTCGCAGAAGTCCAGGCCTCAGTCCTCGTGGCGCAGCAGAACCGCCGCAACAAGGCGATCGCGATCGAGGAGATGCGCGAGGCCTGCTCGCAGCCGTCCGTCGCCGACCGCGCGTTCTTCAAGTTTCCGCGCGCCGGCCAGACCGTGTCGGGCCCGTCGGTTCATCTCGCCCGCGAGCTCGCCCGCTGCTGGGGCAACATCCAGTTCGGCGTCACCGAGCTCCGTCGCGACGACGACAAGGGCGAGAGCGAGATGCAGGCATTCGCTTGGGATCTCGAAACCAACGCCCGCAACTCATCGACGTTCATCGTCCCGCACAAGCGCGACACGAAGACCGGCGCGAAGCAGCTCACCGAGATGCGCGACATCTACGAGAACAACGCCAACAACGGCGCACGACGTCTGCGCGAAGCGATCTTCTCTGTGCTGCCCGGATGGTTCATCGAGGAGGCGCAGTCGCTGTGCACCGAGACTCTGCAGGGCGGCGGCGGCGTCCCTCTACCGCAGCGCATCGCCAACGCGATCGCCATGTTCGGGCAGATCGGCATCGACCAGGCCCGGATCGAAGCCAAGATCGGCCGCAAGTCCGACTCCTGGACCGAGCACGATGTCGCTGAACTCGGCGTCTCGTTCACCTCGATCAAGAACGGCGAGGTCCAGCGCGACGAGGAGTTCCCGCAGCAGCGCGTCAGCGCCGCCGAGATCGCCCAGAACACCAAGCAGCAGGACGCACCCGCCGAGGCGGAACAGACGAAGCCCGCGCCGAAGGCTGCGACGGCCGCCGACGTCCGGAAGCTGTCGGACACCCTGACCACCGCCGGTATCGGGGAGGGAGAGTGGCCGGCGTTCCTGTCCAGCCGCGTCGGCCGCGAGATCACCGATCCGAAGCAGCTCACCCGCGAAGAGGCCACCGCGGTCATCTCATTCGTCGTCGACGGCGAGCAGGTCGCGGAGGACGGTCAGCCATGAGTAACGCCCGCGCAGCCAAAGCCTCCAGAATCCGCCGCGAGCGCCTCCGGGCCGCAGGCCTCCCGGTCATGGTCGACGCTGCCTGGGTGCGCCAGCACGTGGAATCTCTGATCGCCGTCGGCGTGACCATGAACGCGGTCGCTCAGCGCGCCGGCCTCTCGCACCAGACGCTTCGACTGCTCGTGCATGGCACGTCATCTCAGGTGCGGCTGGACACGGCGACACGCCTTCTCGAGGTCACGCACCATCCCCACGAATCACAGTCGTGGGTGCCGACGGTCGGCGCGCTACGGCGCCTCCGCGCACTGCAGGCGATCGGCTGGACCTCAGGAAAGCTCGGCGAACAGCTCGGTATGCAGCAGACGCACGTCGTGCAGCTGCAGCACCACACCTGGATGTCGCGGGAACGGTGGCAACAGATCACCGACCTCTACGAGCGCCTGTCGGTCACGCCCGGCCCTTCCTCGATCACCAGGAAACGGGCCGCAGCGAAGGGCTGGCTGAACCCGTTCGAGTGGGAGGGCTACGACATCGACGATCCGCGGGTGACACCACCCCGGTCCGCCCGCACCACCGCCGATCGCAGCGGCGCACGCGCGGACCGCCTCGAGCAGGTCGCCGATCTGACCGCCCAGGGCCTGTCCGCCGGCGCGATCGCCGACCAGCTCGGGGTGTCCGAACGCCAGATCCAACGTGATCGGAGTGCCGCATGACTCGCCGACTTTCCGATGCTGTCCTCGCCGTCGCTCTGACGGCGACCGGCGTCGCTGCCGCAATCGTTTTGGCCGCAGGCGATGTCGTCGCGGCCGCCGACCGAATAGTCAGGGGGATCCGATGACCGACACCTGCGTGCACTGCCATCTGCCCGTGTACGTGATGCGCCGGCCGCGTATCGACCCGAAGCTCGTGCACCGCGGCACACACCTCGCCGAATGCGCCAACGGTGGCACCACGGCATCCCGCGGCATCACCAACTTCGACAAGGAGACCCAGCGATGAGCGACTACTGCCGAACCGGCTGGACATCCCGGCTCTCACCGGTCCCACCCGGACGCGGGCTGGGGCGACATCCGCTGGGGCTCGCCGGGCATGACGGTGCCTGAGCATTCCCGCGACGACTACTGGACTCCGAAGGAGACCCGATGACCGACATGATCACGCCTGCATCGCTGCTCGAGCACGCGGCCTGGATCGACGGGTGCGGACATGGCCTGGGCCCGGGCGAGGCTCTGCGCGCCGAGGCCGCCCGTTTGGAGGCTGAGTCTGCCCGCGACGAGGAGGCCAGGCGGCTGGCGATCGTGGCCGTCCAAGCCGACGGCGAAACCCTATGGGGCGACCTGCTGCCGGAGGATCAGGCGGACGTGATCGTGCAGATGCGCGCTGTCCTGGATCGGCTTGCGGCTGATGGGCGTCTACTCCCCGAAGGCGGGACGGTGCTCACGGCCGAGCAGGTGGCGGATCTGCGGTGGCTGATGGCGCAGTACGTCGGCTTCGATGGCGATATCGATTGCCCGCCGTACGCAAGCCTGGACGCACTGTTCACCCCGCCTGCTGTGGCTGTCCCGGACAGCGGGCCGGATGGCACACCGGAGAAGCCCTGGCCGACATGGCAGGACGTGCCCAATGGGGTGGAGGTCGTCCCCACTGGACTTCCCGAGCGCTTCGTGAAGGTCGACAGCTGCGCCTACATCCGCATGAGGGCCACGGACGCGTTCAAGCGAACGACAGTGGAGCCGATCGAGTTCGCCCCGTTTGTGCGTGTGGACGGAGACCATGCATGAGCGCGGCGTACGTTCGGCTCCGGGATTCGCTCCGCTCATGGGCAAAGTCGAGCCGCGAAGGGTTCACCCCGGAAGCCCTCGCCCGGATCCTCACGGACGCCGAAATCCCCTTCACCGACGCGCAGCTCGCTGCCGCTGCCATCGAGTTCCAGCGCTGCCCGTTCTACGGCGGCACCTACACCCACGACGCGCAACGGATTCTCCGCGCCATGAACAAGGAGGCAGCGTGAGCACACTGACCGTCACCGACTTCTTCGCGGGTGCCGGCGGATCCTCGGAGGGTATGGCGCAGGCCGGTTTCGATGTCCGGCTCGCGGCGAACCACTGGGGCGTCGCCGTCGCGACGCACGAGAAGAACCATCCGGGGACCGAGCACCGCATGGCGAACCTGTCCGAGGTCGACTTCCGTACGTTCCCGACAACGGACGTGCTGTGGGCGTCACCGTCATGCGTGTGGCACGCCCGATCCGGTGGCCGGAAGCAGCCGCCCGCCGAGATCGAGCGACTCCGCGCCGATGCTGGCTCCGTGGACCGGGCAACCGCGTTCGCGGTGATAGCCGCCGCGGAGGTGCACCGGTACGAGGCGGTGATCGTCGAGAACGTGCCCGAGTTCCAGGCATGGTCGCTGTACTCGTGGTGGCTCGACGGGATGCGCACCCTCGGCTACCGGGAACAGGTCGCGATCATCGACGCCGCGGAGCTCGGAGCCGCACAGCGCCGGGTCCGGTACTTCGCAGTCTTCACCAGGGACGGCGCCGTCGACCTCACCCTGCCCGGACGGGTGCCCGCGCCCGCCTCGACCATCCTCGACGCGAACCCCGGAAAGCCGGTGACCCGCCGCCTGTACGTCGCACCCCAGCTCGAACAGATCACCGAGCACGACGTGCCGCACCTCGTCATGTACCGGCGCAACGCGAAAGCACGCCGCGCCGACCAACACCCGATCGCCTGCATCACCGCCGGCGGCAACCACCACGGCGTCGCCACCCTCACCGAGGACGGCTACCTGTTCCGGATGCTCACCAACCGTGAATGCGCGCGCGGGCAGGGGTTCCCGGACAGCTACGAGTTCACCGGCAAGGCCGACGAAGTGAAGAAGCAGATCGGCAACGCCGTCTCGGTGGACGTCGCGCGCTGGCTCGGCACACGCGTCGCCGCATCCCTCGGGGTAGCGGCATGACACTCGAAATCGAAGGAGACGGCGATGGGATTGCCGTGGATTCGGCTTGATACGACCATCGCCGACCACCCGAAAATGCTCGATTTGGCTGAGGACAAAGCGTTTCAGGCCATGACAGCTCACATGCTCGCGATGGCGTACGCGGGCAAGCACGGCACCGACGGGTTCATCCCGAAGGGCGCTCTGCCGTTCATTCACGGCCGAAAGACGGACGCGGACCGCCTCGTTCGCGTCGGCCTCTGGGTCGAAACCCCGGGCGGATGGCAGATCCACGGATGGGACGAATACCAGGTCAGCGACGACGAAGCGAAGGCCCGACGCGAAAAGGCGCAGAAGGCCGCCGCCGTCCGATGGGGGAAGGAGAAGTGACAGTGAGCAATACGCCGAGCACATGCTCGAGCATCATGCTTGAGCAATGCGTCGAGCAGATACACGGACGGACGGACGGTACTAACGAAGAACTACTCACCCCTGATGCATGTTCTTCCGTAAGCAACGCGCGCAGGGGGGCAGGCGGATTCGACACACATCCGGACCAGCCTGAGAACGATCTCGCGGCCGCACACACGCCCCGAACTCCGCTCCACACCGTTATCCACAGGGTGGGGGTGCCCGCATGAGCATCATCACCGCGGTCCTCGAACTGCCGTGGACGAAGCCGCCTATGTCGATGAACGACCGAATGCACTGGGCGCAGAAAGCGAAACTCACCAAGCGCATCCGATCCACGGCCCGCACACTCGCCGCGGCCAAGCGCCTACCCACCGGCCTCGACCACGTCACCGTCGCACTCGTCTACCGGCCCCGCGACCGACGACGACGCGACACCGACAACCTCATCCCCGTCCTCAAAGCCCTCTGCGACGGACTCGTCGACCACGGACTCGTCACCGACGACACACCCCAGTGGATGACCAAGCACATGCCCCGCCTCGATGAGCCCCAGAAGGGCGCAGGAGGGGCGATGTGGCTCGAACTCACATGGGAGGGCACGCAAGCCCCGAACGAGCCGCCACGGGACGCACAGCCCGCCGCAACCCACACCACGATCGAGATCCAGGAGCCCCGATGACCACCGTTCGCATCGAAGTCAGCTCACCCACCCTCGGCGCCATTGACATCCAGATCGGCAGCCAGCTCACGAAGCCGTTCGACGACGAGTTCATGCAGAACCAGATCTCAGGTCTCCTCGCGGACGCTGTGAAGCGCGTCCACCGCGTCTACTGCATCACTGAGGAGCGGGGTGCAAGCACCGAACTCGAGGAGGCACGAGCAACCATCCAACGCGTCCACCGACTCCTCCAAGCCGACGAGATGGGACTCAAGACGTACGGCATCACCCGCGACGACCTCCGCGAAGCCCTGGCAGGTGGGCAATGAAACGCAGCGACATCAGCGACTCCGACGTCGTCCGAGCCTGCAGGGACGCACGCGCAGCCGGAGGGTCCTCACTCGGGCTCCTCATCGAGCGCACGAACGCACCGCGCAAAGTCGCCCTCGCGGCGATGGACCGAGCACTCGACCGCGATCTCATCGACTACGGCGTCTCCATCGCCTACGCGTGGCCCAACGGCGACGTCGCGAGCCGCCAACTCCGGGATGGGCCGCCGCAGCTCGCCGGCCGCGACTTCGCCGTCGGCGGGCGTATCCCGGACATCACGTACACGTTCGCCGGCACCTGGAACGACTGCGTCCTGTTCTTCGATCAGCCGATCCCGAAGTCCCGGCTCATCGAGCGCGACCCCGACGGCCAACTCCGCTGCCGCATCTGCGGATACACCCAGCAGTGGCCATGACCGAACGCCACTACTGCAACGACTGCGGACGACCCACCCTCGACGCCGTCGCCTACCTCGGCGCCTGGATTTGGTACTGCGACCGCCACCACCCACGAACGGACCGACCATGACAGCCATCGCCTACGACGAGATGCGCCGCATCCTCGGACTGCCCGACGTCAAACACGAGGTCGAACTCCTTCGCCTGCAGCGAGTCGCACGCGAGATCGCACCCCAACTCGCCACCTTCTTCAGCCGACTCGGAGCCGAACTCATCGCCACCTACGAAACGATCCGACCCACCCTCGAGCACCTCGCGGAAGTCGGCCGCCCCAAACAACGTCCGCCCATGTGGGCGAACGATCCGGCCCGCACCAGGCGCACCAAGTACGCGCCGAGCAGGAGGGTGAAGTGACCCGCTACCGCATCCGCAAGATCTGCGGCGTCTGGACTGCCACCACCACGCAGGGGCAGCGCATCACCCGCGGAAGAACCTGGGAACGCGTCCTTTCCCGCGTGAACCGCCGGATCGCCCGCGACCGCCAGCAGCTCGACCGCACCACACGATCTGACTACGCCCTCGCCGCACCCGGAGACGCCAATGGCTGAATGGCACGGATACTTCCTCGACGAGCAGGGGCAGATCGACCTCTACTCGACCCTCGATGAGGTGCCGGAGGTCGTCGACGCGCTGGCCGGCATCCTCTGCGACGGCTACCGGTCACGGATCTCGTACGAGCCGAAGGTGGTGTCCTCGCAGGAGTTCAGCATCCCCTACGACACCTCCGCGCAAGATGCCGCCAATTACCTCGTGACCGAGCTGTACTCGTGGGCCAACCACGTCTGCGAGCATCGCGGCCAGACCTACGACGGGGCAGTCACCCCCATCGCGATCGCGAAGTGGCTGCAAGACAACATGACCTCACTCGCAATGACGCCTGGCAGCGAGGAGGCTCCGAGGGCGATCAGGAAGGTGGTTCGGTCTGCGCGCAGGGCGGCGCGGCTTTCGAGCGACCTGGAGTCGTGGCGGTACAACTCGACACACGTTGCTCGCAACACGCAACTGAACGCGTCGGCCATCGAGGTGGCCGCGAAGGAGTTGGGGCCCGAGTACGCGAAGCTGACGCGGGAACGCGTGAAGGGTCTCCGCAGGACTGGGCGAATCGAGCCGGTGCGAGAGTTCGAGGGCGTCCCCATCTACCGGCTTGGTGATGTGATGGATGCGCACCTGGCGGCAGCAACTCGCAACCGGGCGAGTGCGTGAATTCCTTATCCCCAGGCTCGTGATAGGCTTCGCCTCGGCGGGAGTGATGAACGCGAAACACACTCCACCATCGGCCATTCGGCCACTCCTTCACGTGATAGCCCCGACCGGAATCCACTGCTTTTGGCGCAGCACCCGGCCGGGGCTTTCGCGTATCCAAGCCAGTGTGCCGACTGCTGGAACGTCGGAGCGGCCTGTAAAGCCGCCGCCCACGGGCGACGTTGATGATTCACCAACCTCCGGGACACTGACGGCCCTGTTGCAGCCCCCCGTGTCGCACGGCCAGCCACCCAAAGGTGGTAGTCCCGGACCCCCGCCCCGTGAGGTTGCTTGCCAGCGCCCGGGGCCCGCGCCCGCCCCCACTTCCCTTGGGGGCGGGCGCACACACTTCCGCCCACCCGGTACCCAGCTGGCGAGCTCACCGGGTGGGCGGAACCTGTCAAGCCCTAGACCTAGACCTGACACAAGGCAAGGCACAAACCTGGACGCGAGCCGCGAATGACTGACCAGCGCACCACAACCCAGAAGGGTCTCGGGTGGCAACACCAGAAAGAACGCGACGCCCTACTCCGAGTCCACACCGACGGCACACCCTGCTGGTGGTGCGGCCTGCCCATGTACCGCGACCGCACCGAGAACTGGGACCACAACCCAGCATCGACCGACCGGGCATCAGGATCACTCGCGGCCGACCACTCGCGCGCACGTGCTGACGGTGGAACGAAGGCCGATCGACTGCTGCACGGCATCTGCAACAAGCAGCGTCAGGCCGGCAGTCGCGACCATCTACGCCCGGCAGTGACCGGCCAGCACCCCAGCGAGCCCATCCCTGAGGACCAACTCGGCATCCGCCTCATCCCCTGGCCCTGACCAGCTCCGACGTCGAGTCGACCCCCTCCCCCGAAATTATCGAGGGGGAGGGGGTCCCTGACTCCTCGGCCGCCAGTCAGGCTTTTTTTACGGCCCGGATTTTCTACAGGCGCGAGGAGGTGGTGCGCGTGGCTGATCTGGACTCGCTCGGCACCGCCGGCCGACGGCTCTACGACTCGCTGCACGACGACGGCGACCCGTACTCGCTGACCGCGATGATCGTCGAGGCTGCGCGCATCAAGGATCGTCTCGACCAGTTCGATCGAGTCCTGTCCGGCGACGCCAGCGCGTGGCTGACTCTGCTCGACGCGCGCGGTGACGACGACGTCCTTGAGATCCGCGTCGACAACGCGCTGCAGGAATCCCGGCAGCAGGCAAACACGCTGCGGCAGCTGCTCGGAGCGATACGACTGCAGAAGGACTCGAAGCCTGCGGGTGATGACGATGACGGCCTCGACGGTCTGTGATGACTTCCCGACGCTGACCGGCCGCCAGGAACCGCACCACCTCTCGGTGTTCGACGGCGACATCTCGCACGGAGAGAAAGCTGTCGAGCTCGGTCGACGCGTCGGCGCGATCGCGATGCCGTGGCAGAAGGCCGCGCAGCACGCGCTGCTGTCGACGACCCCGGCCGGCCGCTGGACCCACTCGACGTGCTGCCTGCTGATCCCCCGCCAGAACGGCAAATCGGAGGTGCTGATCCTCCGCTGCCTGTACGGGCTGTTCAAGCTCGGCGAGACGATCATCTACACGGCGCAGCGGTGGAAGACCGCTCGCGACGGGTGGAAGCGCATGATGTCGATCATCAAGAGCCGGTCCTGGCTGAAGAAGCGCGTTGTGCGGTCCACCTGCTCTCAGGGTGAAGGGATCATCGAACTCGCGTCGGGGGCGTCGATCTCGTTCGGCACCCGCTCCAATGACTCCGGCCGTGGTCTCACGGACGTCGATCTGGTCGTCTACGACGAGGCGTACAACCTGACGCCCGGCGAGATCTCTGCGATGTCGTTCGTGCAGATGGCGGCGAAGAATCCGCAGCGGATCTACGCGTCGTCGGCGGTGAACCAGGACGAGCACCCGAACGGCGAGGTGCTCGCATCCGTCCGTGTCCGCGGGCTCGATCGTGAGCCGGGACTGTACTTCGCCGAGTACATGGCGCCCGAGGAGATGCCGCGCGACGCCCCGGAGACGTGGCGGTACGCGAACCCTTCGTTCGGGGTGATCCAGACCGAGGAGAAGATCCTCGACATCATGCGGAACCTGGCAACGCCAGCGGGCCGCAAGGGTTTCGACGTCGAAGCGCTCGGCCGTGGCGACTGGCCCGACCCGAGCGACGAGCAGGAGACGTGGCAGATCGTCGCCGAGAATCAGTGGCACGGTCTCGTCGACTACCCGGAGCTCGTCGGTACGCGCGCGATCGGTATCGCCCGCGTCGGCGCGCAGTGGGTCGTGGCTGCGGCGCAGCGCACTGACGACGACCGGATCCACGTCGAGGTCGGGTACCTGCGGATCGCAGCGAACCCGGACATCGTCGATCTGATTGTTCGCCTGGACGATGCGCTCGAGCCGTGCGCCATCGCGACCGATGCCCGCTCGCCGGCGGCGGTGATCGAGCCGCTGCTGAAGAAAGCCGGCATCGAGCTGATCAAGTCGTCGACGAGCCAGGCCGCACTGATGGGCAGCGGGTTCGTAGACGACGCCGACGACGGCCTGATCAGCCACACCGGGCAGCGAGCTCTCGACGTCGCACTCGAGGCAGCCGGGAAGCGGCTGCTTCCGCGCGGCGACTGGGTCGTCGACGCGGCCGGTGACCCGGCCGTCGCACCGCTGCTCGCGGTGGTGGTCGCGCGATGGGCGCTCGTGACATTCGAGTCCCGAGCAACCGGGCCCGCAGCCATGCCGGCATGGGACGGACAGGAAGCGACCGGCGGTCAGCCGTCCGGTCCCAGTGACGACTTCGATGCTCTCGCGGTCGCGTTCTAAGGAGGTGATCGGTGTCTGACACCCCGTTGTACGCCCACCAGATCGAAGTCGGCTACGTCAACGGTCGCGCCGACGGATACGCCCAGTGGGATGAGACGGAGCGCGTCCCGGAACTGCAGTGGCCGAACTCGGTCAACGTGTTCCGGCGGATGATGAGCGAGGACGGACGCGTGTCGTCGGTTCTCGAGGCGATCTCGCTCCCGATCATTCGCAGCCAGTGGCGAATCGACCAGAACGGCGCATCCGATGAGGTGACCGCGTTCGTCGCTTCGAATCTGGGACTTCCGGTGTCTGGCCAGTCGCAGGCGCCGGCGAGCAGGACTCGGGGCCGGTTCTCGTGGTCGGATCACTTGCAGGATGCGCTGCAGATGCTGGTGTTCGGTCACTCGTTCTTCGAGCAGGTGTATCGCCGCGGAGACGACGGCCGGTTCCACCTGAGGAAACTCGCGCCGCGCCCGCAGGAGACGATCTCGCGGATCAACGTCGCACCCGATGGGGGGCTGGTGTCGATCGAGCAGATGGCCCCGGCTTCGGGTGCAACAGTCACTAGATCGAACTCGGTGTCGATCCCGGTGTCGAACCTTGTTGCGTACGTGCGCAAGCGGCGGTCCGGTGTGTGGACGGGTCAGTCGATCCTGCGGCCCGCCTACAAGCATTGGCTGCTCAAGGACGAGTTCATGCGGATCCAGGCCGCGACCGCCCGCCGCAACGGTATGGGTGTCCCGGTCGGCACAGCAGCGAAGGCGGACGATCCGGCCGAGGTCGAGCAGATGCATCGCATCGCGTCCGCGTTCCGCGGCGGCATGAACTCCGGTATCGGCCTCGCGAACGGGCAGACGATGCAGCTACTCGGCGTGCAGGGAAACCTGCCCGACATGCATCAGGCGATTGAGTACCACGACAAGCAGATCGCACTCGCCGGGCTCGCTCACTTCCTGAACCTCGACCGCGGCGGGAGCTACAACCTTGCCTCCGTCCTGAACGACACGTTCGTGCAGTCGGTTCAGACGATCGGTGAGCAGGTCCGGGACGTCGCGAACGCACACATTGTGGAGGACCTGGTCGATCTGAACTTCGGCCGCGACGCGCTCGCGCCGCGGATCGTGTTCGACGAGATCGGTTCTCGCCAGGATGCGACCGCCGCGTCGCTGGCCCTGTTCGTGCAGGCCGGTCTCCTCACCCCGGACGAGGCGGTCAAGATCGCCGTCCGCCAGCAACTCGGACTACCCGACGGAACCCCGCCGGCGTCCTCCGATCCGAACGAGGCAGGGGGTGACGCATGACCGACCTCGAACCGGTGACGGTCCCCGCGCTCTCCCGTCTGGCCAACGTCGAACTGATGCACGCGGGCACCTGGTCGGCATCGACGGGGGTGCACACGTTCACCGTCGACGATCTCGCGTTCGCGGTCGCGGCACTCGACTGCCCGGCAGTGCGCCGACCGATCCTCAAACTCGGCCACACCGACCCGCGGTTCGACGGCGAACCCGCCGTCGGATGGATCGACAACCTCGCTGTCGCCAGCGACGGGCGCACCTTGCAGGGCGACTATGTCGGGATGCCCGGCTGGCTGGGTCCAGTACTCGCGTCTGCGTACCCGGACCGCTCGGTCGAAGGGCAGTGGGACTACCGGTGCGCCGTCGGTCACGAGCACCCGTTCGTACTGACCGCCGTCGCACTGCTCGGTGTCGAGCACCCCGCAATCGGAACCCTCGAATCCCTGCAGGACGTCGCCCAGTTGTACGGCGTCGCCGCGAGCGCCGGCGACCGCACCGGTGCCGTGTCCATTCACCTGAAAGGCGGCACCATGCCGAACCCGAAAGCCCGCAGCGTGGCGATGGGCGTCACCGCCGAGGACGTCCGCCGCGCCTACTACGACGACGCGCCCTGGTCGGTGTGGATCGAGGAGATCCAGCTCGACCCGCTGCAGCTGATCGTCATCGACGACGACACCGGTGGCCGGCTCCGTGTCCCGGTCGCCGTGTCCGGCGACGGCACCGAAGGCGTGACCTTCGGTGAGGCGGTCCCGGTCGTCGTCCGATACGAGGACGCGGACGGCGGCAGCGACGCCGAACCCGAACCTGAAGGCGAGGCAGTCGCCGCGTCCCGCATCCGCTTCGCGTGCCGCGCGGAGTCCCGCCCCGGCGACTCGCCGCGGGCATCACGATCCCGAGTCGCAGCGGCGGCCGGGCCTACCGAAGGAGGATCGACAGTGGAGATCACTGAAGACCAGCTCACCACCCTCCGCGAGGCCCTCGGGCTCGCCGAGGACGCCGATCTCGACGCGATCATCACCGCCGTCGAGGAACTCGCCACCGCCCCCGGCAACGACGCCGAGACGAACGGCGAGGACACGCCCGCGTCGGTCGCGGCGAAGGCCAAGAAGTTCGGCCTGTCCGTCATGGACGCAGCCACCCTCGAGGCGCGGCTCGCGCGCGGCGACGCCGCCTACGCGCAGCTGCAGCGCGAGAAGTGCGAACGCGTCGTCGACGCCGCTCTCTCGAAGGGGAAGATCGCGCCGGCCAGCCGCGCCGTCTACCTCAAGCTCATGGACAAGGACCCCGACGGCACGGAGAAGTTCCTCGCCGAGCTTCCCGACGAGTCGGTGGTGAACCTGTCCGAGAAGGGCCACGGCGTCGGCAGCGAAGTCAACGCATCGAAGGTCACTGACGACCCCCAGTACAAGAAGTGGAGCCTCTGACATGGCCGGCATTCCCCAGGTCACCAAGACCGGACCCAAGACATTCACCCCTGCTGAGGTGGTCCTCGGCGGCCAGCTCGTCGAAGCCCGCGCCGCCGGACGGATCGGCGTTGCCGCCGCTGGCAGCGTGAAGGTGCTCGGCGTCGCACTCACCGACGCGCAGAGCCCCGACGCCCCACAGGGCGGTACCACCACCGACGCGATCGGCCGCCCCATCGCCAACGCCATGGGCATCCCGACCTGCGTCGCCGTCGCGTACGGCCCGGTCGAGGTGCAGGTCGGTTACGCAGCCGCCGCCAACTTCGGAGACCGACTGATCGCCGCCGCCGGCGGCAAGGTCACGCCCGCCGCGGTCGACGCAGACGCCCGCACGATTGTCGGTATCTGCACCGAACCTGCCGGCGTCGCAGCCAACAAGAGCGGCCTCGTCCGCCTCGCCTGACCACTTCACACCACTAGGAGCTATCACGTGACTACCAACCTTGTGAGCGTGACGGACGGCGGCGGCATCACCGTCTCCGATCTTGTCGCGAACCCCATGTTCGTGCCGACCAAGCTCAAGGAGCTGATGGAGAACCAGTTCATCAGCGAGGCACTGTTCCGCAACGCGGGCTCGAACAAGTCCAGCATCGTCAAGTTCACCGAGGGCGACCCGACGTTCCTCGAGGGCGATGTCCAGGACGTCGCCGAGTTCGGCGAGATCCCGGTCAGCCACGGCCGCCGGGGTGAGCCGCGCATCGCGATCGCCACCAAGCGCGCTCTCGGCGTGCGCATCTCGAAGGAGATGCAGGACGAGAACGACATCGACGCCGCGAACAAGCAGATGACCGGACTGCGCAACACGTTCGTCCGCGCGAACGACCGCGCTGCCAAGGCCGTACTCATGTCGTCCGCTGTTCCGACGATGCCGGTGTCGAAGGCGTGGGACGACGTTGCGTCGAAGCCGCGCACGGACATCGTCAACGCAGTCGACGAGATCAGCAACGCTGCCCCGAACGAGGCTCAGGGAGGCAGTGAAGACGAGTACTTCGGCTTCGAGCCGGACACCATCGTCGTCAACACCGGCCTGCTCGCCACCCTGATGGACAACGAGGACATCCTCAAGGTCTACCAGGGCAACATCGCCGACCAGAACATCGCCTACACCGGTGCACTGCCGGCGAAGATCTACGGACTGAACGTCATCCAGTCCCGCACCTTCCCGCGTGACCGAGCCCTGATCCTGCAGCGCGGCGTGGCCGGCTTCTACAGCGACTCCCGCCCGCTGACGTTCACCGCGCTGTACCCGGAGGGTGGCGGCCCGAACGGCGGCCCCACCGAGACGTGGCGTTCGGACGCGTCGATCAAGCGCGCGATCGGCCTCGATCAGCCGAAGGCCGCGCTGTGGCTGACCGGGCTGGTGACGCCGTGAGCGAGTACATCCTGACCGCACTGCGGTTCGACCAGATCCTCGAGCAGGACGACAAGGGTCGAGTCGTCAAGCGGATCCGCCACCGTCAGGGCGCGCTGATCACCGACCTCGACGACCTCGAGGCGCAGCGCTTGCTCGGCGCCGGGGCGATCCGGCCCGCCGGCCTCCTTGGCGACGAGCGCGTGGAGGAGACGGAAGCCGCTGAGCCGAGCGCCGCGACGCCCGAGCCGCCGGCCGATCCTGCGGCGGACGCCCCGCGTCGCCCGCGCGCGACCGCAACCATCGAGAAGTGGATCGCGTACGCGCAGGCGGTCGGCGTGAACGTCGACGGCCTGACCGACAAGGACGAGGTCATCGCCAAGGTCGACGCTGCCGACGACTGACATGTGAGGGGGCGTCATGCCATTCGCCACACCCACAGAGCTGACGGAGAACTGGCGTCCCCTCAAGCAGGAGGAGTCCAGCTGGGCTGGACTCCTCCTCGAGGCCGCCGAGCGGTGGATCCGGCGGAAGCGCCCGGACATCGCCGACGACGATCCCGACGCCAAGATCGTGACGATCGCGGTCGTGAAGAACGCACTCATCGCGGGCGAGCATTCGGGCTACGTGTCGTTCTCCCGGGCTCTAGGGCCGCGGTCGAAGTCGGGCACGCTCTCGAACCCGGACGCTGCGCTCGTGTGGCTGGACTGGATGAAGGACCAGCTCGGTATCTCACAGTCAGCGTTGCCGGTCGCGACGTTCGGGGACGGAGGGTTCTGTGAGCGATGGTGAGAAGGTCACCGTCCGCCCGGGTGTTGTGCTCGACGGCGACAACGATCCGGTGCCCGGGTCGGGCGTACCGTTCGACATCGAGGGCTGCGTGATCGAACCCCTCGGCAGCGACGAGGCGGCCACGACGACGCGCAACGGCAACGTGCGGCGGATCCGGGTGTACTCGCCCGGGCCGGTGCCGCACGAGATCCAGGCGAGCGACGAGGTCGTGGTGCGCGGCAAGGTCTGGCGCATCGATGGTTTCGCGGACGAGTGGATCGACGGCGACCCGGACCTGTCGGGGCCGGTGTTCACCGCGTCGAGAGGTACGGGCTGATGGCGACGCCGAAGGGCTTCCAGCTCGATCACGCAGGTGTCGAGGCACTGCTGAAGTCGCCGGCGGTCGCCGCGGTCGTGGACGACCTTGCGGCGCAGGTCGCCGACAATGCGCGCAAGTCGCTGCCGGACGACGTGCCGGTCGAAGTCGACACGTTCGTCTCGGACCGGCATGTCGCGTCGGTGGCGATCAAGCACCCCGGCGGTAAGCGGATGCAGCTCAAGCGCGGGACGCTCACCCGGGCCGCGGGCATGGTCGGTTTGGAGGTGAAGGCGAAGTGAAGGCTCGCCGCCTGCCGGCCGATCATGTTGTGCCGGTGAAGGAGTTTCTCGCCGCGCAGCTGGCGGCCGACCCGTCGGGCGCTTCGGCCGGCCAGAACCTCCCGGACGGGTGGGGGCCGTCGTCTGCGCCCGCTGTTGTCGTCGAATCCGATCCCGGTTCGGTGGACGAGTGGCCGGTCTACACCGGTGAGCAGGTCCGCATCACGGTGTATGCGGCGGGCCGAACGCAGGCTCGCGCGCTCGCGGCGCGGTGCATGGGATGGCTCCTCGCGCTGCGCGTTCCGGGTGTCGGTATCCGGCCCGGCACGGGCATCCTCGTCGATCGGGATCCCGACACCCGCGGGTTCATCGCGGGATTCACGGTGCGCAGTCGCGCACGCACTCAATCGTTCTGACCGCCCGCGCGGCGGCAACCTACCCCGGAGAGAGGGGCTATTTGTCATGGCTGTGATCAATCCCGACAACGCGTCGGTGTTCGATGAGGGTGAGGTCTACCTCCTCGACTGGAACTACACAGGCTCGGTCGAGGACGTCATTCCGGCGCCCGGCGAGGTTCCGGGCCCCGAGTGGCTCGATGCAGGTCTGCTCGGCACGGAGGGCGTCACGTACACGCCCGGTCTGGAGAAGACGTTCTACGACGGCTGGGGTCATCCCCGGTTCAAGGGCAAGACCAGCAAGGGAACGATGGAGCTGTCGTTCAATGCTCTCGAGCAGAACACGGTCACCAAGCGCATCGCCTACGGCAAGCACGACGGCTACGTGTCGCTGCCGAAGGGCTTCAAGGCGCACCTGCTGATCATCACCCGCGAGGACGACGTCGAGGAGATCGAGGTCACCACGCGGCCCGCACTGCTCACGACCGGCGCCTGGACGAAGTCGGAGTCCGGCGTCCGCACGTTCCCGATCACCGCGGACCTGTTCGGAGACTCGGAGGGGCGTGTGCTCCGCAAGGTCGACGAGGCCACGGCTGGCCCGGCTTCGTACGTAGTGACGGTGCCGCCCGGCACCACCGCCGGTTCCTTCGCGCTGCGGCTCAACGATCAGACGGTCGTCGGCATCTCGTACAACGCTGCGAGCACTGCAGTGAAGGGTGCGATCGAGTCGATCCTCCCGCCTGATGCCGGCACCATCACGGTGACCGGTCCGAACGGCGGGCCTTGGACGGTCGAGCTTCCGGACGGTGGCGCACTGTCCTCGCCGACCGCGTCGCTCACGCCGACCGGCCAAGTCGCGGTCACCCCGGTCCCTTAGGCCCCCTGTTGCCCGGCTTCCTGCCGGGCGACACCGCCCTCCCCGGATAGGTCTGCGGGGAGGGCGTGGGGCGGGTGAAGACTTCCCGCGCTACTCGTTTGGAGAAATCATGAGTTACAGCAAGTTCCGGGAGAAGTGGTTTCCCCGACCCGATCCGCGGACACCGGTCACACCGGAAGCGATCGAGCACATCGAGGACGGCGTCAAGCGGGCACACGACGCGATCGACGCCCTCGGCGACATCGGTGACAACCTCGCGAATCTCGTCACGAAGGAGGAAGCTAACGCCACTTATGGGCGGGTGCAGACGGTCAACGGCGCGACGCCCGATCAAGCGGGCAACGTCACGGTCGAGGCCGCAGCACCCTCAGATGCCGAGCTGGCTGTCGCAGTCGCGAAGGGCAGCACCAAGACCAAGCTCGACGCAACCTATCTCCGCCCCACCACGGTCGACCTGGCGAGCTTCCTGAATCCCGGCGAGGCGATGCCGAACGACGGCGTGGCCGACGCCCGCCCTCTCCTTCAGCGCGCTCTCGACGCCGCAGCCGCGCTGACCTCCACCTTGGGTCCGGTCGCAATCAAGATGCCGCCTGGCAAGTTCCGCATCAACTCCTCGGTCCGCTGGTTCAACGGCTATCACGTCGGCTTCATCGGGGCCGGCCGCGCAGCGACCAAGATCTACCCCACGGGTGAAGCCGTGTTCGGTCTCATGGACCCGTCGTTCACAATCGGGAACTACCTCGACGACCTTGTGTTCGCGGACATGACGATCGATTGCACCAATCAGGTGTCTCAGCCGAACAATGTCGGCGCCAAGGGCATTGCAATGCGGTGGATGCGGAACGGCATCTTCCAGCGCGTCCGGTGCATCAATACCTGGGCCACCTCGTTCGGCTGTGACTTCCTCCAGGATGTGACGTTCATACAGTGCACCGCGATCCGCTCCGGTCGCGGTGTCACTGGTGGGCACGATTCGTTTGGCGCAGGCTTCGGTATCGGGGTCGGCAACTTCGAGATCGAGTCCGTGCGGTTCGTGGACTGCTACGCCGAGGACTCCTGGTCCGCCGGCTACTTCGTGGAACGGCTCCTCGATATCCCCGGTGTCGCGAGTGACTCCCGAGGGTTCGCACTCACGGGTTGCACGTCGGTCGGTGGGTACAACGGCCTGAGGGACGCAGGCGGCGACGGAGTGCTCACGATCGGATGCCATTTCTTGAACGCGTCGAACGCGGGCGTCCATATCGACGGGTACACGCAGTCCGGCCGCCACGGTGGCCGCAACGGGCGCATCGCCGCGAGCGTGATCCGCGGTAACGGCGTTGGCGTGCTCGTGGGCAGCGCCGCGACCGGTGGCTACACGTTCGACGACACTGAGATCTCCGGGAACGTCGGCGCGGGAGTTTCCGCGACCGGGCAGCTCGGGCCGGGCTGGCGGTTCATCAACGGCACCCAGGTCGAGAACAACGGCGCGGGTGGCATTCTCATCGACTCCCCGCTCGTGGTTCGCCTGGAGATCTCCGACTGCCCGATCCGCAACAACGGGACCGGTGACGGGATCCGCATCTCGGGCGACGTTGTGCAGCCGAAGATCGTGGACAACATCGTGCAGGGACATCGCGGTATCGGCATCAATCTGCCGGACGCCACGAAGTTCATGACCGACCCGTTCATCCAGCGGAACATCTCGACGGAGAACTCCGGTGGCGGGTACGCGAACGCGAAGGCCACCAACGCCACAGACTTCGTCACCGGCAACCGCTTCGGCGACCCGTTCACCACACTCACCAACCTGTTCACCACCCCTTCGTATGAGTCGGGGGTGACCCAAGTGGCGGCGCTATCACGGTTCGACGCACCCGTGCATGTCACCGGAGCCGGTGACGCCAAGGCTGGGACGGCGTACGCCCGACTGGCGGTCAACCAGGCCGGTACGGCCGGGGCTCGTGTCGGCCGCGTCAGTGGAGCCCTCGCAGGCACCTACACCCTGTCGACGTGGGTCAGGGTGACCAAGGGGGCGATCATCCGCCCGTACGTGGTCGGGTATTGGGCATCGAACGCGTCCCAGCGCACGTGGCATCGCGGCGGGTTCCGGGCAACCGGCGACTGGCAGCGTGTCAGCATGACCGTGGTGTTACCTGCGGACGGTAGCCGACTCGATCTGAACATCGGACTGGACTCCGCAGCAGTCGGAATGACCCTCGACGTCGACTGCACGATGGTCACCGCCGGTACGGCCCTGTGGCCGTACTTCGACGGCAACAGTGCGGGAGCGGTGTGGACTGGAACTGCAGGGTCTTCGACGTCCGCTCTTACGATGGCTTAACGTGTGGGCAACCGAGGAGGGATGGGCATGATGGGCGCACTCAGATCGCGCGGCCTTCGAGTGACACTGCTCGCCTGCGCTGTGGCGATCGCGACTGCAATCCTATTCGCGGGGCAACTTTTGCATGCGATACCAGTCGGCTCCGCTGCCCTGCTTATGTCCGTAAGTCTGCTCGCTGATCGAGACCGAGGTTTCAGCCCCGACTCCCGAGCCCGCGGCGCCCCCACCGTCGTCGTTCACAGTCGCCAACAGGATCGATACCAGGATCGCCAAAATCGCAAGGAGTGAGGCAGTCGCCGGATCGCGGAGGATCTTTAGTAGCGGTGACGCCGAAGGGGCCTCCGCCTTAATCCGCTCAGAGAGTGCGTCGACGTCAACTCGCCCTTGCGCGATCGCTTCATTGAAGATCTGCGCGGCAATAAGCATGTCATCGCGCGTGGTAGGTAGTCGCTGAACCAGGGACATGGCGCCATCAATGACGTTGAAAACGCCGTCAGGAATGGCGCCCCACGCGTACCCGCACCAGGGGCAGGGGCCGGCCCGATTTCCCGACAGCGTCAATTTCATGATGTTGTTCGCGGCGAAGCCCGAGGGGAACGGCCGCGAGCAGAGCTCGCAGACGGCCGGTATCTGCACGAGTGTCATGGCGGGGATTCTCTCCGATCCTCTGCGATTACGGGAGGGCGTGGCACCTCAGTCAGCGAGCGTAGGCGTGTAACCGCTCAGGATGTTTGGGGCTCAGGAGCCCCTCGACCATCGCGGTCGAGGGGCTCCTGGCTCGCCAACGATCTACTTCGCGAGAATCGAGTCTCGCAGTTCTGGTGCAAGACCTTCGCTGTAGGTTGCGGTCATGTGGCCGGTGTCGACATAGACCGGCGTGGTCCCAACGAACGCAGGGCAGAAGCCGGAGTCGGTGCAGAACCACTTCCGGGAATCGACCACCCGCGCACCGAACTTCTTGGCGACATCCTGCTCTGCCGCTTGGACTGTCAGCCAGTCGTTACCGACACCCCGGACACAGTCCCGGGGGCTCGCGAACTTGCCCGCGCATTCAGCGAGATTGCCGGATCCAGGAGGCGAGGTAAGTAGGACGACCTTCGTGGGATCGGGCAGCGACGTCATAGTCTTAGTCAAACCATCGACCCACTCGCTCTGCGCGGCAGCGCCCTTCGCGCCGCTCTGGAGACGAGAGACGGTCAGGTGGGAATCGGAGATGACTACGAGGTCGGGGTTCAATGCACGTACCCGCTCCCGTGACCAAGCTCGGTGCTCCGCGCACTCGGCGTAGTCCTTCTTGGACTTGCTGCTCGCGGACGCATCGACGTCGGAGGTTGCGCACCCCTCCATCGTGTAGGAGTGCACGCGGTATCCCTCTTGGCCCAGCGCGGAGATGATGCCAGGCAGGTAGCTGACGGCGATCGAATCGCCCAGGACGACCGCGACTCGCGAAGCATCCGAGGGGCCGTAGACGCACTTGGCCTCGTTGCTGCTCCGCACGTTCAGGCAGCCGTTCTCTGTCCACTGTGGGACACGCAGATCGCTGAGTCGGTCGATCGGAGGATTGAACTCTGGGAAGTCCGTCGCGCGAACGGCGTCGGCGATGGCGGCCTGGCGCGGCGACTGCGGCGTCGAGGTGTTGGTGGCCGTGGCGGCACCGGCAGCGAGGGGTTGCGCCTCAGGGAGCGGCGAGAGCGTCGGCGAGGTGGCGGCAAGCCCCGCCGCGACTAGACCGCCGGTAACCACCATCGCGGAGATGATCGCGATCGTCTGATTCGATTCGCCCATCCGGAGGTTCTTCAACCGCCAGCGAGAAAGGTCGAGGAACTTCCGATCCCGCTTCTCAGCGTCCGAAATCAGCCAGTTCGACTGGCGGATTCGATCCTCATAGAAGTGATAGGCCGGCACGGCGAGCCCGAACATCAGCAGCAGGGCTGCGACGTAGTAATGGAGTCCGTTGGGTTCGATCAGTGCCCCGAGCAGGATGATGACGGGCCAGTGCCACAGATACAGCGAGTAGGAGATGTCGCCGATGTAGGTGCTGACTCGGTTGGTCAGAACCTGAAGGTAACGGTGGTCGCCAGCGACGCCTGCGCCGATCACCAGAGCAGATCCCAAGACAGGCACTGCCGCCCACGGTGCGGGGAAGCCGCCTCCTGTCTCGCTGATTGCAAAGGCGCCCACGGCGATCAGAGCGAGGCCGGCCCACGCGATGATCGGGCGTGCCGCGTTGGGGATCCGCTCGAACCAACTGATGGTGATCGCAATGAGCGCGCCGATTCCGAGTTCCCAGACGCGGGTCAGTGTGGAGAAGTAGGCCCATGTCGGATTGCTCGCGGTATCGAGCACCGAGTAGATGAACGATGCCAGTACGACGGCACCCATCACACCGGCCGAGAGGGCGATACGAACCTGACGCGACCACGCCTTCCGGGTGGCCAAGACCCCGATGGCAAGGATCACGGCCGGCCAGACGAAGTAGAACTGCTCCTCCACCGAGAGCGACCAGTAGTGCTGGAGCGCTGACACTGGGCCTGCGGAGTTGAAGTAGTCAGTGCCCTCTACGCCGAACCGCCAGTTGGAGACAAAGAAGAAGGCTGCGACTGCGTCCCAGATGGTCGACTTGAACCGGCTCTCGGTGAACACGAAGTACGCGGCAACGACAGTGGCGAGTAGCACGAGCGTCGCAGCCGGAACGATCCGCCGCACTCGGCGGCGGTAGAAACTGGAGAAGGAGATCCTGCCGGTCTTCTCGAATGTGTGGAGCAATGAACCTGTGATCAGGAAGCCCGAGATCACGAAGAACACGTCGACACCGATGAAGCCGCCCTGCGGCCAGTGGAACAGGTGCGAGAGCACCACCAGCATCACCGCGACCATCCGCAGCCCCTGAATGTCCAGACGCTGGGTATGAACTGGCGCTGACGGCGGATTGCCGCGGCTGCCGGACCGGCTGGGCCCGGGCCCGACGCCGCTGGACGTGACAAGGACGGATTTCATGGCTTCCCCTCGACTAGCACATGCGTAACCGGAAGAACATAACGGACAGTCGCCCCTACCGGCGCGTTCAATGCCGTCGAACGAGACCTTGACCCCGCCCGTAATCGCTCACTACCGGCGGCCCCCGCCCCCGTCCGCAGCTCCGCCTCAACCGGCGGGGCTGCGCCGTTTCAGACCCAGTCTCCGGCCGTCCGTGGTGTGCAGCCCGCGGGCGGCCGGTCCCATCTCTGCTGCACACGAACAGGACCCGCCGTGCCTGACCTCCCACACCCGGACGACGTCACAGCCGCCGGCCACATGCTCGGCGTGCCGACGCACCCCACACGCGGCGGCCGCATGAGGACCCGCGACCGCGCGAGAACGATGCGCGCGATCCAGGTCGCAGAGACCCTCGACGACAACGAGGACGACGAGAGCCCCGACTTCGCGGCCACGCTCGCATCCACACACTCCCTGCTCACCGAGGCAGGGCTCACCACCGCGGCGGCTGACCGCATCGTCGCCGCCATCGCACCCGCCGTCTGGCGGGACACCACCAAGTAGGAGCTGCACACTCATGCCTGACAACGACTTCGACGACTTCGACGACTTCGATCACGAGCCCGCCCCCCGCGAACGGCCGCGCACGAACAGCAACAGCGGACGGAAGAAGCGGCAGCGGGAGAACCGCGGCCGCGCCGGGACCACGATCCCCGCTCACGCGCCGGCGCCGCAGGACCGGCTGCCGAAGAAGCCCGCACAGCAGTCCGAAGTCGAAGACGTCGAACTCCAGATCACCGTGTTCGGTGAGGAGTTCCGCGTCCGCCGCGGCGCACTGCAGGACGACTGGGCGTTCTTCCAAGCCCAGGCCGTCGGCAACCTGCCCGCGATGACCGTCCAAGTCCTCGGCCGCACAGGGTTCGCCCGGTTCTGTCTCGCCGCGCAAGCAGAAGGCATGAAGCCGATCGACGCCATCAAGACGCTGTGGGATCTGATCGGCCAGGAAGTCGGGGTCGGCGACTCGGGAAACTGATCGGCCTCCTGCAGCTGATCGCCACGAAGACAGACCTCGTCGAGGTCGACCTCGACCTGTTCTATCACCGCGACATCCGCGACCTGTGGCGGCGAGACGACCACGGCCTGCCGCTGCTCACGCTGCGGCAGCTGTGGGTCCGTCTACGCCTGGGACTCCCCCGCGAATCGGCGCTCGCCAAGGACGCCAACGGCGGCCGGATGCCGTGGTCGATCGAGGAGCACCTCATCGCTGACCTGTGGGCGCAGCGCGCGAACGCCGGCAAGGCGCGGGGCGCGAAGTTCGTCGATCACCCGAGCCGCCCCGCAGCGGCGAAGAAGAGCACGCAGCTCTCCGACGAGCGGATCGCGCGCGGTCAGGCCCGGTTCGCCGAGCGGCAACGAAAGTTGAACGGAGGCAATTAGAGTGACGACCTCTATCGGTTGGTGCTCGGTCCAGATCGTTCCGGTGGTGCCGGGCATCGGCCGGGACGTGTCCCAGCAGCTGGGGCCACAGATGCAGCAGGCCGGCCAGCAGGCCGGGCAGCAGCTCGGCGCCGGCATCGCCGACGGCCTGAAGCAGGCAGAGGCCGCGGTCAAGACCGCGTCGCGGAAGATCGAGCAGGCGCGGCAGTCCGAGATGACGGCGGCCGCGAAGCTGAACATCGAAGAGCTCAAGCTGCAGGAGCTCCGCGACAAGGGCAACGCGAAGACGTCCCAGCTCGCCGCCGCGGAGGAGCGGGTTCGGCAGGCACGGGAGAAGCACAACCAGACCGTCGGCGCGAGCGAGGCCGCGCTGAAGCAGCTCGAGAGCGCGCAGGAGCGCGTTACCCGGGCCACGCAGGAGGCCGGTGACGAAGCCGAGCAGTCGAGCAGGAAGCTGCTGAACTTCTCGAACTCGGTCGACGACATGGGCTCCGGCGTCGACAGCGGCATCGATTCGCTGAAGAACTTCGCGATCGCCGCCGCAGGTATCGGCGGTGCGATCGATCTCGGAATGCAGGCCCTCGACAACATGAACGTCGAGAGCCGCCTCGCCGCGAAGCTCGGCGCCACCGGCGGCCTCGCCGAGGAGTACGGCGACATGGCCGGCGGCCTCTACAGGGACGCCATCGCGTCCTCGATGGAAGAAGCAGCCGACGCCGTCTCCGTCGTCGCATCGTCTTTCGTAGTCGCGGGCTCCGAGGGCGAGAAGTCGGTCGACCAAATCGCCGAGTCTGCACTGAACTTCTCGAAGGTGTTCGGCACCGACGTCGCCGAGTCCGTCAACACGGCTTCGCTGCTCGTCACGAACGGACTCGCGAAGGACTCGACCGAAGCGTTCGATCTCATGACCACCGCCTTCCAGCGGGTCCCTGAGGCCATGCAGGGTGAGCTGCCAGAGATTCTGCAGGAGTACGGAACGAACTTCCGTGCGCTCGGATTCGATGGCGACGAGGCGTTCAACCTCCTCGTCTCGGCCGCCGGCAAAGGCAAGTTCGCGCTCGACAAGACCGGTGACGCGCTGAAGGAATTCAGCATCCGTGGATCCGATATGTCGAAGTCGTCGACGGACGTGTTCAAGTCGATCGGCCTCGACGCCGAAGACATGGCGAACATGATCGCGATGGGCGGGCGCGACGCCCAGATCGCATTGCAGGACACCGCGAAAGGCCTCCTCGAAATCGAGATGCCCGCGGATCGCGCGAACGCAGCGATCGCCCTGTTCGGTGCACCGCTCGAGGACATGTCGGTCGACCAGATTCCGCTCTTTCTGGAATCACTCACCGGTGCCGAGGACCAGATGGCCAGGTTCGCTGGGTCGTCGGAGCAGATGGGCGAGACCCTTAACTCGGGTCCCGGGTACGCGCTCGAGCAGTTCAAGAACACCATCACCGGTGGACTCACGGATGCGCTCGCCGACATGGCGACCTGGGTGATGAACAACGCCGACACCCTGACAACTCTCGCGATGGTGGCGGCACCATTCTTCGGCGCACTCGCCGGCTACGCGGCGACCGTGAAGATCATCCAGATCGCGACCGTCGCATGGAACGTCGCCCAGATGATCCTCAACGGCACGATGATGCTGAACCCCATCGGCCTCATCGTCGCCGCCATCGCCGGACTCGTCGCCGCAGTCGTGCTCATCGCCACCAAGACGACATGGTTCCAGACCATCTGGGACACCGTCTGGAACGCGATCAAGGCGGCGTGGGACTGGGTGTGGGGCGTCCTGCAGGCCGGATTCAACGGGCTCATGGACGCCTTCGGCGCCGTCGGCAACAAGGTCGGCGAGGTCAAGGACTGGATCGTCGCCCGCTGGAACGACGTCGTCGGATTCGTCACCGGACTCCCGGGACGGATCGGCTCAGCCGCGTCCGGAATGTGGGATGGCATCAAGAACGCTTTCAAGGGCGCGATCAACTGGATCATCCAGGCCTGGAACGCGATCGAGTTCCGCATCCCCGGTTTCGAGGTCGGCCCGATCAAGTGGGACGGCTTCACGCTCGGCCTGCCAGATCTGCCGCTCCTCGCGTCCGGTGGTCTCGCCGGCCGCCGCAGGGACGGGATGCTGTGGGGTCCGGGCACTCCGACGTCGGACTCGATCCTCGGTGTCGACGCGTACGGGATCCCGACCGCGCTGGTGTCGACTCGGGAGTTCGTCGTCAACGCGCAGGCGACCGCCGAGAACCTGCCACTGCTGCAGGCGATCAACGCGGGATGGACTCCGTCCGCAGAGTTCCTGCACGGCCTCACCCGTGGAGAGTTCCGATCGAATCCCTTCGGGATCGCCGAGGACTCGCCTCTCGTGGCGGGCGCGCTCGGCGCCCGGTCGCTGATCGCGGATGGTGACTTCACCGGGAATCTGCACGACGCGTTCGGGATCGAGGAGGACCATCCGGTCGTCAGCTCGGTCCTCGCGCTGCGGGATGTGATCTCGCGGCTTCCGCGGTTCGCTGACGGCGGCGCAGTCGTGTCGCCTGACCAGCTGATCAACTTTGCGAAGGGCGTCGAGGGCAAGCCGTACGTGTGGGGAGGAGTGAACTGGGGCGACTGCTCCGGAGCTGTCTCCGCGCTGGCGAACTACGCGACCGGCCGGGACCCGTTCGGGTCGCGGTTCGCGACGATGACCGAGGGCGCCGAACTCCTCGCTCGCGGCTTCAAGCCGGGCCTGGGACCGTCGGGGTCGCTCAACGTCGGATGGTTCAACGGCGGGCCGTACGGCGGCCACACCGCGGTCACGCTGCCGAACAACGTGAACTTCGAGATGGGCGGCAGTCGCGGCAATGGCCAGTACGGTGGACCGGCTGCCGGCGCCAACGACCCGATGTTCACCGATCACGCGCACCTGCCGATGGTGGTGGCGCAGTTGATCAAGCCGAACGTGCAGCAGCTCGACCCGCTGACGGGGTTCCCCACCGACAGTGGAACCGGGGCGGCGCTCGGCGCAGCACTCACCGACCCGTCCGCCGCGGCTGTCGCACAGCCGCAGCAGGCGTTCTCGGGGCGCGAGCGCATCAAGCAGATGGGCTCGGACATCGGCGGAATCTGGGCAGACGCGGCAGTGGAGATGTTCGGTGCCGGTGAGTGGCTGGACCTCGCGGACCGGTACACGGTCACTCCCGACGCCACGGCGGGCGCGGCAACGTCCACGCCGACCACTGGCGAGAACGGTGTCGATGGCGACCCGAACATCATCCCGTGGATCGCGGACCTGAATGCGTTCCTGAAGGGCACGGGCCTGTTCGACAACGGCGGCTGGCTGATGCCGAACTCGTTCTCCTACAACGCGTTGAGCAAGCCTGAGCCGATCCTCAAGCCGGAGCACTGGGACATCGCGGAGGCGAACATCAGCAAGGTCGACGAGCTGGTCGGCGCCGGTGTCGGCGGCGGTCCGCGGGTCCAGATCATCAACAACAACAACCAGACGATCGCAGACCAGGACGCCTGGCAGCGCGACCAGGCGAACCGCGAGCGGATCGCCATCATGCGATTCGGGAGGTAGATGTGCTCGACGTTGCGCTCATCGGCGCGAACGGTCATCGGCTGGACCTCTCTGGCCGCAACGCTGGCCGTCAGGGCGTCATCATCAAAGCCGGTCAGCTGCAGGGCATCTACGGGGCGCCGATCTCGTCCGAGTGGAAGCGTGCCGCGCGGGAACGTGGCGGGCGGTTCAAGAACCGCACGTTCCCGTGGCGGGACGTGACACTGGGCCTGCACCTGTTCGGCGACGAAACCGACATGGACATCGAGCAGCTCGACTCGCTGCTCGACCAGATGATCACCGACGCCCCGGACGAGTGGGACGAGGACGAGCAGCTCGCGCAGATCGTCGTCAAGTCCAAGCGCGACATCCGGCGGCTGTTCATCCAGCGGTACGGCGACACGGACCTCGATCCCGAATTCGATCCGACGCTCGAGGATGAGCAGTACCTGAACCCGATCTACAAGGTGCGTTCGGGGATGCCGTTCTGGGAAGGGCGGCCGAAGGTCACGTACTTCGAGGGCGAGTTGTCGGCGGAGTCGGGGCATATCGAGGTGTCGAACCCGACGCCGATCACGATGATGCAGACCTGGGTGTTGACCCGGGCGACGTGGACGATCCCGGACACGTCGTGGGCTGGGCCGAAGGGCAGGCGGGTTCCGGGCGGCAAGTTCGCGGGCCGCACGGTGCCGCTGCTGCCGATCGACTCGGTGCACGCGGGCGCGCGGATCAACTACGACCCGATGCGCCTGATGCTCGAGTCGTGGTCGGGCACGAACCTGTTGGGCAGCAACGGCGGCCGCCAGTACTTCATGCACAAGATCCCGCCCTACACGCCGCCGACCAAGCTGCCGATCTCCTACACCGGAGCACCGGCCGGTGGCGCCCGAGCGGAACTGCATCAACCGCGGCTGTGGCCGAAGCCGTGGGGAGGTGAGCTGCTGTGAGCGTCGTCGACTTTGATCTGTCGCTCGCCGAGCAGTGCGCGGCGATCTGGGAAGCCACCGAGCGGCAGCATCGCGAGCTCGAGCAGATGCGCCGCACACCGCCGGTGGTGAAGCTGTGGAGCGGCGCGAACGCCAACCTCGTGCACATCGTCGAGTGCGAGAACGAAGCGAAGTGGGAAGACCCGGACAACGACACCGGCGTCGGCACTCTGTCGATCGACTTCGAGTTCCCTCAGGCGCAGTGGCTGAACGACATGTACGGGCGGATCAAGCGTGGCGAGAAGCGCAACGTTCTGATCTCTGTCGACCACATGGGGATCCGATGGTCGGGACTGCTCGAGGAGACCGACGTCCAGACGGACGAGCTCGGGAACTCGGTATTGATCGCGACGTTCCTGTCGGACTTTGAGCAGCTGAAGACCAAGCTGCTGTGGTCGACGCCGGTCATGCCGGCGGGCTTCCAGCCGATCAAGGTGTTCGGGCTCTCGGGCCCCTCGCCGTGGGTCCTGCTCACCGCGCTGCACATCAATCTGTGCCGCGAGAACATGCCGATCTTCACCCTCCCCGATGACCCGCTGAAGGCCTCCTCGTGGTGGGAGGGCTTCGACATGTCCACCTGGACGGTCGTGGTCAAGCCCGGCTCGTTCATGGAGTGGCTCGCGAAGGGCGTGCCGTGGGCGACCCTGACGTCGCGGTTCAAGTACTGGCACGAGGCCGCGCAGGCGATCCTCGCCGACGGCGAACTGTCGCTGCAGTGGCGCCGCTGGTTCGAGGGCGACCCTCTGCCCTGGCCCGGCGCGAAGCTGCGCCACGGCGCGCTCGTGGTGTCGATCGAGGACAAGTCCGGCATCGAGGCCGGCACCTCGAACGGTGGCACCCTCTTCGATGGACTCGTGCGGACGATCCGCTCGTACACCGACGACTTCGTCGAGAACATAGAAGAGACGATCACCGACATGCCGGTCGTCGGCGACTACCGGGTACCCGGAGACCGACGCACCGATCCGCGCGTGCCGTACGTCTACTACCCGCCGGACAGTCCGGGCCTGATCCGCTCGAGCTTCAAGCAGCGGCCGGCGCGCGCGGTGCAGCTCGTCACCGGCGGCCACTCGATGCCGGGCGTCAACGAGACCATGAGTGCGCTCGTGCAGGGCGTGTTCGACGTCGTCGGAAACCTGCTGCAGGTCGGCTCCGTCGGTGGCTCGATCGACGCAATTCTGGCCCCATTTTATGAAAACACTGTCGCCGCCTGGATTGCCGTAACGCTTTTGCGCAGAGCGCAATTCAGCGGCGACTTCCGGTACTTCGAGTTCTTCATCGCGTCCGGCGGCAAGGCGTACACGCTCGACTCCCTGTCGGTCCTGCGCGCTGGCGCGTACGAGACACGAACCGTGTTCTCCGGGTCGATGGAGATCGCCAACGGCGCACCGTACGTCATCGGTGCTCCGGGCATCGGGCACTTCGGGAAGGGCGACCGTGTGGCGACCCGAATCCCCGGCGATACCACGATGCGCCTCCACGTCGAGCGCGTGTCGAAAACGATCTTCGGCTGGGGTGTCGACCGCGATCCCGACTACGAGATCGTCCTCGGCGGCGAGGCGCTGCAGCAGGATCCGCTGGTCCGGCTCATGGCGGCCATCGACAAGGGCAAGTCCGATCTGAAGGAACTGGGAGTGATGTCATGAAGCGTGACGAGATCCCGACTCGGGAGAACTGCAACCTCGACGACCCGGAGGAGATGTTCCTCTGGATGTTCGTGTCGCTGCCGGAATTGAAGGGTGCGCTCGCGATCCTGCCCTTCGAGTACTACCGGCTCGTGTCGAAACGCATGTACGAGCTCGGCGCGCGACTCGGTGCGGAACCGACGCTGAAGCTGCGGCTGCCGCAGACCGAAGAGGCGTGGCTCACCGGCGCCGGCACATGGGTGGGGATCGACGAACCGGACCCGCCGGTGCAGGAGGCCGTCGACATCGTTCGCGCGCTGCCGCCGCACCTGCGGAAGGAACTGAACGACGCCCTCGACCGGGTGAAGGCCGAGGGCTCCATGTCGCAGGAGGACGACGGATGACACAGAAGCAACTGGACTACGACCGGGCGATCGTCCGGCAGGAGACCGGCTACTGGTGCGGGCCCGCGTCGGCGCAGGTGGTGCTCAACTCGCGTGGCATTCACGTCGACGAGTCGGTGCTGGCGCGGGAGATCGGCACCCACATCGGCGGCACCGACTACATCGGCCTGATCGAGCGCGTGCTCGACCAGCGGGTGCCGGACGCCCGATACACCTCAGTGCAGATGCCAGACGATCCGCCGACCGCCGAGCAGTCCGCGCAGTTGTGGCGCGACGTCGTCCGGTCGATCGACGCCGGGTGGGGCGTGATCGTGAACATCGTCGCGCCGGTGTCGAACTACCCGCGCGCGGTTGCGCCGTCGACCATCAGCCCGGCCTACGCGGGCGGCACGGTCTACCACTACATGACGGTGATGGGCTACGACGACGCCGGCGCGCGCTCGGTGTGGATCGCAGACTCAGGGTTCGCGCCGTTCGGCTACTGGATGTCGTTCGATCAGCTCGCGACGCTCATTCCGCCGAAGGGGTACCTGTACGCCGACGTCGTCAGCGCGCCGACGCCCGGCCCCCCACCGCCGCGTGGAATGGACATCGAAGTCCTCGCGCAGGCAATGGGCCGCACTGTCGCGCTCGAGCGGTACGCGGCGCTGCTGCCCGCGTTCACCGCGGCGATGCGCGAGGCCGAGTGCACGACTGTCGAGCGCGCGGCGATGTGGTGTGCACAGCTCGGCCACGAGTCGAACGGCCTGCTCTGGATGGAAGAGCTCGCCTCCGGCGCCGACTACGAAGGCCGCCGCGATCTCGGCAACACACAGCCCGGCGACGGCCGACGGTTCAAGGGCCGTGGCCCGATCCAGGTCACCGGCCGACACAACTACACCGAGTGCTCGCGGTGGGCGCATGGGCGCGGCCTGGTCCCGTCGCCGACGTACTTCGTCGACAACCCTGCCGAGCTCGCGTCCGACCGGTACGGGTTCGTCGGCGCGGTCTGGTACTGGACGGCCGCCCGCCCTCAGCTCAACGCGCTCGCCGACGACCGCAACCTGCAAGGCGCCACCCGCGCAATCAACGGCGGACTGACCGGCATCGCCGACCGATCGACCCGTTATCAGCGGTGCCTCGACATGGGTGCCGCGCTACTGCCTACAGGAGGTGATGCGCCCATGAGCGCAGCCGAGGTTCAGGAACTGAAGGACTACATCGACATTCGCCTCACAGGCCCGGTCGGCTCGGATGTGAAGGACATCCGAGAGCAGCTGTGCGGGCAGGGCTCGCGCGACGCCGGCCAGTACGACGGGTGGCCCCAGCTCGGGGGGCGCACGACCGTCGACGCGCTGGCTCTCATTCTCACGAACCAGAAGGCGATCGCTGACCGCCTGGACCGGCTCGAAGGCGGTGCGCGATGAATCTCTCCGAGTTCCGCAAGGCGATCGTTGCCGTGCTCGGAGCGATCACCGCGATCGTTCCTCAGGTTCTCGCGACCGGCGCCGGCGTCATCCCGCAGACCGTCGCGATGTGGCTGACGGTCATCGCCTCGACGGCGACGGCGATCCTGGTTTACCTCCTGCCCAACTCCCCGAAGGATCCTGCCGCGAAGGTGCGTGCGAGCCTCGACGCCCTCGGCCCAGTTGCCGAGATGATCCGCGAGCGCGTGCAGCGTGAGGTCGCCAAGAGGCTTCCCCCGGGCGAGGTTCATCCGACGCTCCTCGCTTCCGGCGGCACCGCGCCGGAAGCGCACTCCGACAGCGACGCGGACCCTCTGGTCGTGCCGCCCCTCGGGCGGTAGCCGGTGGAGCAGATCGCGGGGATCGCGGTCACCGACCTGGGGCTGACAGGATTGCTGACACTGGCAGTCCTGCTCATCCTGGTCGGTGCCCTCATCCCAAGACCGGTACACAAGACGATCGTCGGCCTGCAGCAGCAGCGCATCGACAAGCTCGAGGAACTCCTGTCGAAGAGGGATGGACAGATCGATCGGCTGCTGCCGAGTGCGGAAACGTCGGCCGAGACGCTCGCCAAGATCCAGTCCGTGACCCATCCGGATAGGTCTGGCGGTGAGCGCTGATGCGGTGGCTGCGCAGGATCAAGCACGAGCGCGAGCAGCTCGAGCGGGTCGAGGCCGCGCTCGTGGAGGAGCACGCGCGCGAGAAGCGAGTCGACGCGGTGATGACGCGAATCGAAGAATCCCGCCGCCGCAACCACTTCGGCGAATCGATCGAGATCGCTATGGGCAGAAGGAGGCACGCATGATCGCGATGCGCCGCACCAGTGCGGTACGCCGACGCCTGACCGGCACCGCGCGCTCGCCCATCGCGCGCGCGCTTGCGGGCGCCGCACTGGCAGGCGCGATCGTCATCGTCGTCTACCCGCCCGAAACCGAAGCACGCATCCTCCTCGTCGCGATGACCATGCTCGCCTGGACCTTCGCGATCGTCTACGGCACCCGGTCACCCTGGCGCGCAACCCAGGCCGGCAGATCGGTGATGGCGACGTCCGTCGCTCTCGGGCTGATCGGCGCGCAACTCGCCTCGGTCTGGATCTTCGGGGACTACCCAGGACGCGCCGAGGTGCGCGCCATCGTCGTCCTGGCGCTGGTCCTCACACTGCTCCACCGGCTGCTCGTGGTGTGGCGAATCCAGCATAAGGAGGTGTAGCCGATGACGTCCCCCAGCAAGCAGACGCCGTCCGGGTTCCTGAATGGGTACGGCGGTATCAAGGCCTGGTCGGAGAAGACCCGCGGCCAGTACGAGGACGAGATCCTCGGCAAGGTCGGTGCCTCGACGGAGAAGGTGAAGCTGTTCGGCGAGAAATCGGCCGAGACCACCGAGACCGCTATGACGGCAGCCGAAGACGCCGCCGCTGCGGCTGCCCTCGCGGCAGTGAACGAGGAAGCGAACATCAAGAACGCCGGCGATATCGCTGAGGCGAATCTTCAGATCGGGACAAAGGTGGACCCGGAGAAGGTGCCGACGGATGTGCCGGGCTGGGTGACGCTGAATCCGGTCGAAGATGCGACGTTCCCTCGCACCGACCTTGAGCCCATTCCGACGATCGTCAATGACAAGTCGGGCACTCAGGTTGACGACAACGGCGGTACGCACAAGCACTACCACAATGCTGCGATCACCTGGATCGATCCGGTCTACACTACGGCGCTGAACCGGCTGGACATTGGTTACATCAACGCCACCCGTGCCCGCATCTACAACACCCTCGGAGTGGTCATCGCGGCCGGAACCGCCACAGGGTTGGCGAACTTCCGGCTGCACGTATTCAAGATGGGGCGGGACGAGAGCACGGGCCGCCCGAACGGAACTCTGACGCGCCTGTGGTCATCCAATCCACTCCAGTCCACTTTCGGCGGCGGCGCGCAGGATGTCCGCGTAGACATGCCGAGCGACATCGTCGCCGCAAAGGGCGACTGGTTCGCAGTCGTCGTCCACCAGACAGGATCAGGCACAACCCGAAACCTGCTCGGCAAGAACACTGCGGCGATCGCAGCGATGTCAGGCATCCACCCATCACGCCTGGGGATGAACCGGTCCAACGAGTCCGTCGTCCCGAGCACCCTCACCCCCGGCCTGCTGGACACCTCGTCGACGTGGATCCCGTGGGTGTGCATGGGTCAGACCTTCGGCATCGTGAAGGTGACGGTCACCGACCTGTTCGACCGCCCCAACGCGTCGACTCTCGGCTCCAACTGGGCCACCTATGGCGTCGGCATGGACGTAGTGGCGAACGCTGCCCGCTGCCGACGCATCAACTACGGCACCTTCAAGGACCGGAAGGAAGACCACACCCAAGCGGTGTACGTCTCTCAACTGTCGACGGAAAGCCAGTCTGCGATGGTGCGGATCGGCAGCTTCGACCGCTCCCAGTCCAACCTCGAGGACAACCCGCGCGTCCAGGCCGCAGTCCGCTCCAACGCGAACATGACCCGATGCGTGACCGTCGGCATCAGGTGGGGCATCGTCGAGATCCGCGCCTACACCGACGCGAATCCATCTGGCAAGACGATGAACTCGACCACCCGCACGTGGTCGGCGAATGACACGGTCGAGCTACGCGTCACTGACGTCTACTCCGGCGGCGTGTTCCAGCACAGCAGCTTTGTCGTGTACGTCAACGGCGCCTCAGTGATCGACTGGCCCGACCTCGCGAACGAAACGTCCCGAGGCCCCGGCTTCCGGCGTGCCGGATTCGAGACCGGGAACATTCACCGCGGCGCGATCTTCGGCTACATCCACATCCCGTCACCCGACGTGATCGACTGGGAAGCAAAGGACCTCACTGCATGACCACCTTCACCGTGCCCGGCCTCGATGGCATCACTTTCACCGCCACCTACGACACCGAACGCTCGTGGCTCCGACTCGAGGGCCACAACGCCGACGGCCAGCAGGTGTCAGGCTCAGGGTTCGCGATCACCCCAGACCCGATCGAGCCAATCACCATCAACCCGGAGCCTGATCCGCCGGCCGAGGTGGTGGCGCCGTGACCCTCGGCTGGACGCCGATCGACGAGACGATCGAGCTCACCAACGGCGACTGGATCTTCGAGCGCACGAGCAAGGCTGGCCCGATCCCGCCGGACACCGTCATCGAGATCAAGTGGGCGAACGGGGTCACCTGGCCCGGCGTCATCGTCGGCGCGACCGTCCGGTGGCGGAAGGAAGCGGCCGAGTGTTCGGCGGCGGTCATCCCGGACGGCACTGCATTCGAGATCATGGTCCGCTACAAGAACGCTGCGACGTCGAGCACCGACGACTACGTGTGGATGGGCGGCCGGGCCCTCCGCACCAACTATCTGACACAGAACTTCTGAGGAGACTCATCATGGCGAACAACGTCGCCGCGACGGCGAACGCACTCGCGAACCATTGGGCATCGCTTGGCAATTCGTACTCGCTCCACACCAACAACCCGGGCGCGTCCGGCACAGCGAACGAAGCGACCGGCAACGGCTACGCCCGGCAGACGACCACCTTCGGATCGGCCTCGAACGGCGCCGTGGTCGGCTCGCAGATGACGTTCAACTTCATGGGCACCGTCACGCACATGTGCCGATGGAACGGCACCACCCTGCTGGACATCATCGACACCGTCGACGCGACCGTCACGCCGGCGGGCCAGATCAAGGTGACGCCGTCGTTCAGCGCCAACTACGTCGCCTGGACGTAGCCGTGCAGTCTCCGGCCCCGGACACGGGGTTCGCCCGGTTCCCGGGCCCGGACACTGCGGCGGTCGACTTCCCATCCGCGGACCGTGCGGTCGTCTCGTTCCCATCTCCGCCCGTCGCGCAGCGAGACGCGGAGGTGTCGATGGACGGCCTCGCGTCCGCGGTGTGGGATGTCATTCCGTGGCGCACCGCCGGGGCATCGATGGACGGCGCAGCGTTCGCCGCGTTCGTCCCGGCCGCGAGCGTCTCCGCGCCAGCATCGATGGACGGGGCGGCTCTCGTGTTCCGCAACGTCGATGCGGCCGCCACGATCGATGCTGTCGCCGTCGCGGCTCTCGCGCCGGTCTACAGCGGTACGGCCGTGGCCACGATGGACGGCGTCGCGGACACTGTCGGGGAGATAGCTGGAATCAGTGTCGCCGATGTCGTCGCCAGCATGGACGCGGCCGCCTCGGTATCGATCGCAGGATTCGCGACAGCACCGGCGTCGATGGACGCCATCGCATTTGGGGCCAGCGTCCCGGTAACGTCTGCGACCGCCGCGGCGTCGATGGACGGCGCAGCGTCCGTGACCACGATTGTGCAGCACGCGTTCCCGAGCCGGGTCGTGAAGTTGAGCCCGAACTTCCCCTACCCGCAGAACACGTGGACGCGGGTCACCGGATGGGAGCTCGCGGAGGGTTCGCTCGGACAGGCCGGAACGAACGGTCTCGTCGTCACAGGCAGCGGCACGGTCGACGTCTCTGTCTCGTTGCGGATCATCAGCACCTCGACGCTTTCGCGGTCGGTGCGCGTGACTCTGAACGATGTCGCGCTCGGTGACAACGTCGAGTTTCCTGGTTCGACAACGGTCCTGACCCGCACCCTCAACGCCGTCGCGGTCAATCCAGGCGACGTCCTCTCAGTGTGGATCCTGACCTCGACGAGCCTCTCGTCGCAGCGCTACGTGATGCCCGGGGCCGACACCTTCATCAACATCGCCGAGCCATGACGAAGCCCCCACCCTTCCGAGGGTGGGGGCCTTTCGTCGTTTCGGGAACCGACCGCAGACCTTCCGCGTCGAACCCGGTATGGATGAGACGGCGGCGTGGGATCTGGCGCTCTGGCAGCTGGAGATGGACCAGCACTATCGGGAGCAAGGGCAGGAACCGCCGTGAGCTACACCTCGACGAAGCGGTGTCCGAACTCGACGCCGGGAAGCGCGCACAGCTCCTCGGCCGAGGCGAAGGGTGACGATGCCGCCAGCCGCAGTGCAGCAGCTGCGTAGTTCGCTACCACCGTGAACGAGTCGTTCGGCATGTAGGTCGCGTGCAGACTCATACCGCCGGCCGCGTTCACATCGAACACCATGTAGCGGCCGAATCCATCGACGAAGCGCGCGACTCGAATGATGCCCTCGCCGTTGCCGCGATCCTTGGGTGAATCGACGTGCTCGACTCTCCAGCCGAGCGGCAGCAGCTCGCTGAACGGGTAGTTATTCACGAAGTCGTGCGCTCCGAACGCTTCCATCATGGCCTCCCGAGTGTGTGGCCGGGCGCCCCTTCCAAAAGGGGGGACGGATGGGGCGCCCGGTGGGATTGCCGTGCGCTTCCCTCGCTCGGCAACCGCATGGAGCGTAGCACCAGAATCGAACGTGTGTGCGAAAATGGATGGGTGCCGAGCTACGAACGTGCACCCAAGCAGTGCCCGAACGGGCACCCGCTCGGGCCTGGTCGCGTGCTCGTCGGATGGTTCGCCTGCAGCTGCACCGAACGCGGCGGCCATCGCACCTACGACTGCCGCCAATGCGGCGCCGTCATCTACCGCCCTCCCCACTGGGGGCGGCGAGACTACGGCGACCGTTGGCGGCGGAAGCGTGAGCGATAGGGTCCAGTCGAGTTCTTCGAGAGGTAGCAGCATCATGCAGGTCGGCGACCGCGTCCGAATTCGTCCCGGCGGCGCAACGGTTTTCACTATCACCGATGGCCCCGACGAATACGGGCGCCTCACCATCGAACCAGTCGGCGACGCACCCGGCGCCTACCCCTTCCCGATGAAGCCCGACGACCTCATCCCCGAGTAGAAGCCGGCGCCCCGCCTACGGGCGGAACTCGCCGTATACGCCCGACGGGTCGCCGCCGAGGTAGGCGCTGTTCTGGTCGTCGGCGCGGGCCGCGATTGCGGCGACACGATCACGCTCGGCCTGGACCGCGCGGATTCGCCGGCGGGCCAACCCGCCGGCGGCCGCGAGTGCGATGATCGCCCACAACGCGGCGGCCATGTAGGTGGTGTTGTTGATGCAGCCGATTGCCCCCATGACGCCCAGTACGACAAGCGACCAGAGAACGATTGATGCGGTTTGCCGTCTCATCCGTCGCCTTTCAAGTCGGTTCGAGCGCCACGGCCCGGGCGGTTCGCGTTCCATTCGTCGATCGTCGCGGGCGACCATCCGCGCACGGTGCCACGTGGGATGGTGCCGTCGTCGTTGAGCGGCCCGACGACAACGTCGGGCGGCGGCAGTTTGTACCGGCTCAGCGCGCCGGGCTGGACTCCGATCCGTTCGGCGAACTCGACGCGCGACATATAGACCGCGGGACGCTCAGGCATGGCGCGCGGCCCGGATCCGGTCCTGGGCGATGAACACGATGATCCCGCCCCAGACGGCCCACAACGGCCAAGGGGCGTGGAGCGCCCACAGCGCGCCGCCGGTGGCGGCGGTACCGACGATGTCGTAGTTGCGTCGCATGACGTCAAGCATGATCCCTCTCCTTCTCCGTGAGGTGATTTCGTGAGACCCTTTCTGGTGGGGATCGGAGCGCGTTCCCTGCGTTCCGATCCCCACCTGAGGGTCACCGTTTGCGGTGTCTGCCTCGCCTCTTGGGCTTGGCCTTGCGGTTCTGAATCACCATCACGATGTTCGTGATCAGGGTCAGAATCCCCACGACCAGTGCCATTCGGCTTTCGGTCATCCGCTCACCTCCTCTCTGCTGTTGTAACTATGACTATACACTGTCGATAATCAACGTGCAACACTTTTGGAGTGCAAAGTCCGGGCAGGTCCAGAAATGACGAACGCCCCGAGAATCACTCGGGGCGTTACGGTCTGCTGATCAGCCGACCAGCACATCCCAGTTCTTCTGCTCAGCTTCTGCTGACGGCATCCCGTTCCACAGGCGCATCTGGAAGTCCGGGTCCTTCAGCTTCACTTCGTTCACGACAGTCTCGCCGTCGACCTGGTAGCTCGACACCCAGACCGCGTCGATCTGCTCAGCGATCGGGGACGCCTTCAATGCCTTCGCGTATGCCGTCGCGGTCTCCCGCAGATCGTCGGCCGAGGTGACCGATGGGTCGCAGATGTCGATCGCAGCACCGAACATGCCGGTGTCGCTCCCGATTGGCGTGTACCGGCCCGCGGTGACGGTCGCACCATCAGGAAGCTGCACCGCCTGCACAGCAGCGGCAAAGTCCGGGTTCTCGATCGGCTTCGAGGCCGGGCACGAGGCCGTCGCCTCGGCATCGGTACTCGAGCACGCCCCGAGCCCGAGCACCGATGCAGAGGCCGCAACAACGATCATCATCTTCTTCTTCATGCGTCGGATCATGCCAGCGCACCAACCGGTCGGTTGCGTCACCCGCCGACCGCGGCAAGGGCTGGTGTCGCGTCGGCTGCGTCGCCTTCCTTGCGCCACCGTCGCACTGACGCTTCGGAGGTGCCGACGCGTGCGGCGACGGCGCGCTGCGACATGTTCGTCGTAGCGAGGAGGTGGAGCGCTTCGGCTTTCATCTCGCCGCGCGTCGTCGGCGCCGGCGCTTCGCCTGCCGGGGGCACGTCGAACAGTGCGTCGCGCACCGGTTCCGGCTGCGTTGCGGTGCGTCGCGGCTGGTCAGCGGCAACATATCGGGAATCCCGATCTGTTGCATCGACTGTCTCCACGGCCACCGGTGTCGCCTTGTCGACGACAGGGTTCTCCTCCGTCGCGTCGGCCGCGTCGCGTCGCAGCTGCACGGCGAGGTGCGGTGCGACGAGCATGCAGAGCGGCGGGACGACTGCGACGGCAGCGCCCGCCCACCCGGGGAGCGGACCCGCGGGGAGGAGATGCGCCGCGGCGCCCGCGACGATCGACACGGCGGTCGCGGCGGCGAGGAGGGACCAGGCGTAGACGCGGGACGCGCGCAGTCGCATCACCGCGGCGGTCGCGACGACCGCGAGCCCGTCGACGACGAGCGGCCACACGTGAGCCATGGCGGGCCCGTATCCGGCGCGGCCGGCCAGCGCGGCGAGGTTCGAGTACGACAGCGCGAACGCGAGGACAGCGATCGCGTACGTCGCTGCGGCGGGTAGGTGGCGGGTCATCGCTGGATTCCGTTCCGGTAGCCGAGCTCGTGGGCGGTGGCGTAGTCGAACGTGCAGTGCTCGATCAGGACGTCGATGAGGCCGTCGACGGCGGCGTATTCGGGTGAGGTGCGCGGGTAGCGCTCGCGGTAGGCGACCGCGGTCTGCAGGTGGCTCATGCGGCTGCCGCCGTCCGGCAGGCGCAGCGGCGGATCGGGCGGCCGTCGGCAGGGTCTTCGATCCAGCCTTCGACGCACTCGCCACACGAGGGCCGCGGAGCTTGGGCGCGACGCGGGAGCGGGAGTGCGGACCAGGCGCCGATCCAGCCCTGCGCGTATCGGGTCGGGTTGTGAGGCTGGTGCGCCGACACCGCAGCGGTGACGAGTGCGGGCACGCCGTGGGTCTCGAGCAGCCGCGTGATGTCGTCGATGTCGGCTGCCTTCAGCGCATCCCAGCGGGCGGCCAGGCCTTTGTCGCGGCAGGCGGCCGCGAGTGCGTCGAACCGACCTTCAGCGTGAGCGGACACCACCACCCCCGTGCGCCGTGGCGCGCGCTGCATCGGCGACGTCGAGGCGGTGGGGTGGTTGGTCTCAGTCCTTCGTGACTCAGTCCTTTGGGTAGCGACGGGCTCGCCGCCGTCGGACTGACCGTGAGTCGCTTTCTCAGGCCCCGGACCGACAGACGCATCGACGGGTTCCTCGAAGATCGTCTGCAGTGTGTGCCAGCGGCCGCGGTCGTCCTGAACCTTCTGGCGGACGAGGTAGCCGAGCGACTCAAGCTCGCGCATCGCGGTCCGGATGGCGTCACGGCCCTCGGTCGGAGACTGGCCGGCGATGGCCTCGGAGCGGGTCCGCCAGTCGGCGGGCTTGGAGAGGAGCCACATCAGGACACCACGAGCGCGGAAGCTCAAGCGGCTGTCGTTGAGGACGGCATTCGAGAGGATGGTGAAGTGGTCAGCGCGGCGCGGGCCTCGCCGAATCCCACCCAAGGCATGGGTATGCTCGGACAC